ATGTGACTTACTGTTTCGTGCCCAGATGACCCAGTCACCATTGCGGAACTGCTTCGGGTCTCTGACCTTGTCGAAATACTTTGCCTGCCACTGCAGAGTCTGCTTGTTCGGAGTGCCGTTTGCATTCAGCCCGGACCAGTAACCATCTGCCCAGTTATTTGGTGTAGGCATGATTGGAATGTTGAGATACTTGCACCCGATTCGGAAGCCATCCACGCATTGGATGCCATAAGCACCATCGTCATCGATACCTTTACCAGTGTATTCCTGGACAAAACTATTCGGTGTCCTCATACACAGCCCTCCCTTCTAAAAAGAAAGGAGCTGATCGCTCAGCTCCCTTTAACCCTCTGCTGCTTCTTCCTGTTCAATCTGGAAGAACTGTACATCCTGATCGTTCGTCGCCCGAATAACGAGCTGCTGAACACTAATAACTGTCTGCCCGTCCAGGTCTACATAAGTTTTTTTCTTGAAGTCTACCGCGTCAACGTCTTTTCCGGCGCCTAATCTCTGGAATACATATTCCGGATAACACGGGCTGATTTTTTTGGCCATTTTTTACCCCTTTCATAAAAAACGCGCTTACTTTTTGCGCGTTTTACTTATGTTTTCGATTTGAATTAAATGCTGATTTGATGTTATAACCACTCCGCTTGGAATGTCACAAAATTATTTGTTTATCATACGACCGTTGTTGTTACGTTGAATAAGTATCGTGTAGCACCATCAACCGCAACCGTTGTAGTCCCACTAATTTTAGCCGCATAGTTTTTATACTCGCTGTCAGTAAGGAAAAATAGTTCGCCCCATTGTTTAGGATAACCGTTATCGCTCGGTGTACGGAAATAAAACGTGTCGCCAACACTAAATTTATGCAACACCCCAAAATGGTTGGAATCGTTGCCAGCCCCTTTTCCTCTCACTTGATAAGAGCATCTGCGAACTCCATTCACATACAATTCACCTTGACCAAGCGTGTAACTGGAAGCGCTGAAATGATTGACCCATCCCGCGACAAGATAATTTCCTTTTTTCTTGCATGTGTATGTTCCGTTACTGTAATCGAAGCATTCACTCCATCCAGTCCCGCCATTTGTCATCAGTGCAACGTGAGCCGCATCTTTAGGGGACGTTTCACTAAATTCACCAATTCGAATCAAACCAAGGTTTAAAAAATCATTTTTTTCAGCACTAACACCGCCGCCCATTTTCACACATAAATTTTCTGCCATTATGATGCTCCTTTCACAACAACTGCGAATGTGTCGCCTGGTGCGCTTGTCGCATATGCCTTGATAGTGTTGGTCGTATCGTTAGCGGTAAAATATTCTACGCTATCAAATGCGTCTTGTTCTGCGTTCGTTGGTAACGTTCCGCTAATTGGTACAATTCCGACTTCGGGATGGTCAGAAGAAACGCTTGTAACACTTACCGTCTGTGTGTAGTACGTTGTGCCGTTTACGGTTTCCGTAGTAGTCCATCCGGCAGAAGAAAACTGCACAATTAAACTGTCATTTAATGCACTAAGGGCATCAATCTGCAGCTGAAGGTTGCCTGCCGCGTCTTCGGAAAGTTGGTCTTTCATTTCCTGGAACCATTCGTCAAACTGAGCCTGTGCCTGCGCGGTAAGCTGTGAGACATTAACGGAATCAACAGTACCTGTGACCCAGCCACACACAGCATCATCCGCACGCTTGTCCGTGATATCTCCAGCTTCAATCTGTGTAACACCGGCACCAACCGCGATCTGTGCAAGAACAAGTTCATAAATTCCACCGCTCCGGACGGGGGCTGTCGGCGCAGGATTAAGTCCTGAGTATTCTCCCTCAACGTACTGAAGTGAAATAATTCTGTTTTCTGTGTCACTCTGCACTACGATCGTGTCAATCCGGGGATATGATCCGGAGGCCGGAGAGATTGTAAATGCTGTGGTGACATCAAAAAAGCGAACCTTTCCTTCGATGTTCGCATAGCCAGTTCCAACATTTACAGTCATGCCCGAGCCGGCAGTAACCTGCAGGTCTCCGTTGAACACGCCACTCGTAAAGAATTTTTTTGCCCATTCAGCAAAGGAATCCGCATCATAGGTCCGATCGCCAGATACTGAATTCCAAAACAGTCCATACTGATTAGCCATTTGCCTTACTCCAATCTATGACGGTAGGTAACGGAGTCCCAAAAGTCGGAGAGACCGTCATCGCTCCATATTCATATACTTCCGTTAACTCAGTGATTCTCAGATCTATCTCGAGATTCCAATTTTCTTTCCGGATCGTAACGATGTCTCCGAGATCATAATTCGTTTTATATTTGAAATTGCCACTTGCATTGGTGGTGCATTCCACCGAAGAGGATAGTGCATCGTGCTGCAGTTCTGTTTCCCCTCGTTGCATCAGAGCATCCTGGTATTCCTGCGTTGTCAGTCCTTCGGATGATACGTCTGAGGCATTCAGGAACACTTCTCTCCGATCGAGCCCAGTCAATGAATCATCACCGGCTACAACATACGTTCTTGCGCTTCCCTGTCCTTCTCCACCGACATAGCATACGGTCTTCAGTAACTGGTCATTCAGCGTGTACTGTGCCTGCTGGATATTGTTATAACTGTCACTGAATATCACTCTGTTCCGCTCATTCTGCTGAAACGTCCGATCAAGACCCTTATAGATCTCAAAGGTGATCGTCTTGTTCGTGAAGTCCGGACGGAATCGGAATCCGTAATTCGCATATTTTGCCAGATTGATCTCATAATCCAGCAGGTTTTTGTATGTTGCCTGGAATGTTACCGTGTCCTCATATCCGTTCAGCTCACCCAACTGTACAAGCGGGATCGCAACAGCATTTGTAAGGATCTCCCGCATAGCAACTTCCACCCGTTTTGACTGGGCATCATATGTCGGCCGGATCAGCCGTCTCGACATGTAGGATTCCAGGAATCTTCCCTTTATGGTCAGTTCATTCTGATAATCATCCTGCTGAATCGTAATATTCTCAATTACTCCTGCTTCCGCAGCGCCGCGGATCCACACAAGGTTCCCGCGCTGGAGAAGGCTCTGATTGTTTTTCGTTACCGGGCAGTGCAGTTCGAACGATCCGCAATCATAGTATTTTCTGTTCCATTGAACTGAGGTCTGATTCTCGATCAGACCTTTAAAGTTCATGGATGCATCATAAATTCTCAGTTCCATCTGCTTATGCGTTAGCGTATTTCAGCCGGTATGAGATGCGCACTGCCATGGCATCTTCTCCTACATCAGCTCTGTAACCGATATTGTTGTTTCCACGCATCAGCTGAATAAATACTGAGTCCTCAGTAAGGTACTGATTTACCTCCGTCGTAACTCCTCCGCTCGTAAGATATACATGTTTATCGTTGTCGGAAGTTGTGATCGTCAGGACATCACCCGCAATCATTTCAAACGGATTACCCTGAGAACCGATCGTAATGGACTCATTGGACTCTACTCGAATGATGCTTGGATTCTCAACTGCACCTGATGCTGTGATAGTTATCGTCATCCCGATACCATCAGCAGCATTCTCATTCGTAATGTTCTGAGATTTCTGCGTTGATCTATATCCGAATTCCTCTCCTGCCGCTTTGAACTCATGAGGAAACTCGAAGTTTTCTACCCACGCTGCAAGTAACACATATCTGTCAGCCATAGCGTAGAAAAATGGATCAGGGCATAACAGCGATACCGTATAGGTCCGCGCACCGTATTCTCCCGTGCTGTTGACCGATTCGACATAGTAAGTGATCTTCCGCTCGTTCGTGTCTTCTCTGAATGTCAGTGTTCCGGGTGAGCCTGCTTTGAACAGTGCTTCCAGCAGATTCCGGTTATACACATGGTTCTCTACGTCTTTGACGGTAAGCACGATATTTCTGACCTTCGCCACACTTCCCTGATAAGCTCCGCCATCTGTCATGGTATTTTCAGAAATTGTGACGTTATTGGCAGCCTCATAAATACCTTCTGTCTCAACAAGTAAAAACGGAGAAGGTTCACGTTCACCGAACGTAACCGTAACTCCGTTTCCGTTTGAGCACGTTATGCTTCTGTTAACATATCCCATGCGTTATACCCCATTCATGGACAGCACCATCTGCTTTGTTGCATTCCTGGTCTGTCTTGCCACTTCCGACGGAGAGAGCTCTCTCGGAGAATTGATGTAAAGATTCTGCTGGAATCCTCCCAGAGTTCCGCCTGAAGCCGCAGCCGGCGAATACTTATTCGATGCGAGCCTTGCGGTAAATCCTGTTGCGGTCATCGCAGTCAGATCATTCATCGCATTCGTCAGGACACCAGAGTTCTTTTCGATACCCACAGCGATACCTGCAGGGATCCATCGGCCTACTCCTTTTGCAAACAGTTTTGACGGAGATCCAATGCCAAGGAAACTCTTCGCCGCATCAAATGCCTTCTTTGCCGCATTCTTCGCAGCGTCGACAAGGATGCCGACACCGTTCTTGATACCGTTCGCGATACCCCGAAGAATATCGCCACCGATACCTCTCCAGTCAAAGGAGGTGAAGGCAGTCTTTACATTGCTGATGATCTGAGGAATTGCACCCACTAATGTCGGAATCGCCTGGATCAGGCCCTTCGCAATTGCGCCGATCAGAGCGATACCCTGCTGCAGGATCGTCGGCAGATGCGATGTGATGCCAGTCGCAAAATTTGAAATCATAGTTGCGGCTGATGCCATCAATTCCGGTAGATGCGTGGTAATACCTTGGACAAGATTTGATAGCAACTGACCACCCTTCTCCATAATAATCGGAAGCCCGACATCGATTGCCGTTCCGATCGCCCCAGGCAGCTGCATGAAAATGTTCCCAACTGCTGGCAGGAGATTATCGAATAAGAACGTGGTCGCTGATGTTACAAGGTTCGACATCGGGCCAGAGATATCACCGCCTATGGCAAGCGTTGCCATGAAGTCCTGGAACGATGCCTTGACTGCATTCATTGATCCGGACAGCGTCTGCTGTGATTCCCTGGCGAAGTTCCCCTGGTACTGAGACGTCTTGTCCATAAACATCTGCATGGCAAGCTGAGCCTTCTCAGCGTTGCTGGCAGTGTTCCA